ATACATCTGATTTGTCTTGTGTGCGTGGTACTCGTCAACGATTCCCAAATACGCACGGTGTCCGTCCAGTGACTTTGTGTCTCCGGACAGTGCCTTGATTTCCGAATGAGTGAACAGGCAGTCTATTGTGTGGTTATGCTCATGTACCTTGAACCACTCTGACAATTCCTCGTCCGAATTGATGAATTTGACGATTTCATCAAAGACGATGTTCGCCTGGTCTTGCTTTGTGGCTGTACAGTATATTTTCCCGTACTTGTAACCGTCGAAATTGCCGTAATATGCAGCCAAAATCCCATTGATGAATGACTTTCCGTTCTGTCTCCCCAACTGAATGTAGGACGTTCTGAACCGTCTGTATGACTTTTCTTTCGTCCTCCACCCGTTTATTGAGCCTAAAATGAAACATTGGAACGGGTATGCCGTGACGCTTTCCTGCTCCTCGCCCTCCGCAATGGTGAGTTCCTCCGCAAAATTGATGATTTTCTCGGACTGTTCAACGTCAAAATAGTATCTGTACGGTGCAGCCTTTGACTTTTCAATGTCATCAAGATGCCTCTGACATGCCAGTCTCACAAGTTCCCCTGCGGTGATGCGCCCCGCTGTGACATCAAGGGCGTATTGTGTGCATCGGTCGGTTATCTTCTCACTTTTCGCCATGCTTTAATTTGCATATTTCGCAAATTTGTTCTCCGGCTTTTCATCCTTTGGTTTCGGAACTGCCAACCGACAACGGCTCGACACCGTCATCCCGAAATCGGATGCCCCCTGCCGACACTGTTTCATGCATCGGTCTTGTATAATCATGAGACGCTCCCGTTCACCGTTCACGACCTGTTTTGTTCCGACCTGCACACGTTCATCTTTGCCCGTGTCCGGATTCTTTTTCGTCTCATATACCGGAACATCTAACATCAACGGCGTTTCCCTTATCTGCTCCGTGATTTCAAGATACTGCTCCTGTGCTATGAGCAGCCTTGCTAATGCGTCACAATCCACATTCGCAATCAACTTGATTTCAAGCAGTTCCTTTGCCAGTTTCCGGAATTTCTTTTTGAGGTCTGCCGTCAGATATGCCGGAGGCTTGACTTTGTCGTTCGGTGCAGTCACCTCGGAATTTTTTCTCGCCTCAATTTCTGCTTTTGTGAGGTGTTTTTTGCCTTTCATAACCACCAAATCAATAGGCTGTTTCTGTCCTGCCATTGCAACGTCAATCCCCCTTTCCTCCTAGAGTTAGAGCGGTTTCGTGTCACATTCTGACACCACCTCCGGCGTACCCCGTTTACTGAAATTCCCGTGGGGAGTTTTCTCTAAGGAAAAGAGGGGGCGTGACTAATTTTGAATCACATAAAACTTTTTCATACCCCCCTGCCTCTCGGAAATGGTAATCAATGAGTGACCTCAACTGTTTTTGTGTTGTCCTCATGCTTATTTTGCTCTTTTGGTATAGAGCCGTTATGATGCTATGTGAGGATTGATTGAGCGGTATCAAGTTCATAGGATTCAACCGTTGCTCCCAATCCTCCTCAAGTTCAATGATGTGGTGTACTGGTTCGCATGTGAGGAGTTCATGACGGACATATAAAGCGTATATATCCACGTTATCAAAGAGACTGATGATACACTCCCGCATCCGCCTCCATTCCCTTGAAACATAGAACTCTGCTGCCCTCTTATCCCTCCGTGTGTTGTTATACACAACATATCTTGACGGTGTCTTTGCCTCACACTCCTCGCACATCTTGAGCGATTGAGGAATCAGCTTGCCACACCTGCATGACTTCAATAACATGCATCCTCGCTCCTCTCCGTCCTGCTGCCTCCTGTGCCTTTACAAGAGGCGGGCAATAGACCGCAATCCTGCACCCTACCGCCCGCATATAACAGGAGGGCGAACAGGCAAGAAAAAAGCGACTGCATCTCTGCAATCGCCCTCTCAACTGTCCACGTTACCACAATACCACATTTAAACCCTCTTGTGTTCACCATCTTTTCACCACAAAAAAACCACTGTTTTACCACGTTTTTTACATTGATTTCACCCTGTTTTATACATTTCCCCTTATTTCTGTAAGTATAAATATATAACCAAACTATAGATTCTCTTTAAATACTCCGGCTTTATCTTTCTAATAATATCCACTATTACATTTCTATATATTTCTGCCTCCGTCGCTTTGTTGACACACACATTACTGTTCATCGTCATTCTCCTTTCAAAATCGTTCTTGAAAGAAGTTCCCAATCATGATAGAATATTTCACGGAAGGAAACTTCTGCTTGGAGTAATCGGTTTACTTGGTAGGTGGTCGATTACTCCTACTTTTTTGTTTCTTTGACCTTTTCAACTCCAATCCTAATCAAATCAAGAATTGTATGTCCGCTTTCAGATGAAAATTTCATTATTTCTTCTTTTTCTGCCTTTGTAACTCGAACGTAAATTCTATCATTCATCGGATTGTCGGTTTTAGGTCTGCCTGTTCGTGGCGACACGTTTCTCACCTCACTTTTTGTTCGCACATTAAATATAATATTGTTCGCACAAAAAGTCAAGCATTTTTTAAAATTTCTCTATGATTGCCCTTGCGCCGAACAATTTCACTGAAAGTTTCTGAACCATACTTTTACACCATCGTTTCGGAGAATTTTTGCCACAATTATTTTCTCTTGCAATATCCTCATATGTTTTTCCTTTAATGTATATAGCCTCAAGAGCCTCATATTTGTACGCCTCACCTGCTGCCTCCGCATCTTCTTTCAATGACGCAAGAGCCTGTTTTAGATGGTAATACAAGATTATTGTTTCCGCCTTACATTCTTTAATTGACTGTAAGAATGCCTTTTCTGCCGATATGTTATATTTGTCTATATCTGGAATCTGTGAGACCTCCGACACCGCATCATTGATATACCGCTCCATTTCCCGGTAATTCTCAAGATACAGATATGTCTTTCCGATGACCGTCTGTTCTTTTTCCTTTTCCACTCTGATTCCTCCGTTTCTTTCCTTTATTCGTCCTTTTCTTCCCGCAGGATATACTCATTCTGCAGGCGTTGCAATTCTATCAAGCCTCTCTTGAACTCAATGTCATCGCCATTCATGCAAATGTCGAAAAGTTCCTCATACTTCTCAATATTGTCAAATATGAACCTTGCCTCTGCTGCCGTCCGGCTCTCATTGAGGAACATCCCTTTGACCGCCTCTTTCATTGCCTCACACCGCAATCTCTCCTCCTCGGATGCCGGGGGCGTTTCTGAAATCATGTTATTGTATGATTTTTCGATTGCATCCGAAATCGGTTGTTTCCACCCGAACCCCATACCGCACAACTGAAATTCAATATCCTCAAATGTGTTCCCCTGTGCAATTCCCGTGATTTTGATTTCCCTGTTGGTGAGGGAAATCAAATCATCATCATACATTTTCATGAAATACTCAAACATCTTGTCGAAATTCTCTCTTTGCGTGATATGAAACTCCGGTTTTTCAATTCCTGTTTGTGTGAGCCTCATTCCGATATATCTTGCCCCGACCGACTTTGCATTGATAAATAATGCTTTTAATGCGCTTTTATTCATCGCCCTGCTGCCTCCTCTCCTTTTCGCCGTTCTCCATCACTATTCCGACCGCTTTTTCAATCGTGATATATTCCTCGCCTCCGTCAATGCAGCCGTCTCCATTTGCCCGCAAATCAGCGATAATCTGTTTTATATCTGCCCGGTCGAGAGGTTCTCCATCTTTATTCACAAGCGATATTCCTAATATGCAATAACCGTCCTCTATTCCGGTGAATCCATCAAGGAAGTATGTAACAATCACCCTCACCATCCGCCCGGTGTTTTTGCCGTCTTTAAATTCCGTCATTTCAAGAATATCCCCGACTTTATAATTGCGGTCATTCTTGCGGAACTCAAAACTCTTTTTCCCGCTGCATACATCGTCGAAATACTTTGATGACAAGCGGATTTGATGAATCTTTTGACCGCCCTCCGATGCATCCGACGGGAGATTGTTCATCTTTTCGTCCTGCTGCATTTCCCGGAGTTTCTTTTTCGTTTCACGGTCAATTCTGTCCTGCTCCTCGGAATATTTCTGCTCCTCGGTCTTGTACGCCTCCGCTCGGTTCTTGTATTGGTCGCATTTCGTACATGTTCCGGTCTTAACATTGCAGGTTTCATATTCCGTACATGAATAGCAGATTGATGTGATTCCCTCCGGATGCGGGGTCTCATAATCTCCGCCCTGGCTCTCCTCATATCCGGATTGTGACGACCGTTCCCAATTCTCACCCTCTATCTCCAATTCCTCCGGCGGATTCATACCGATGTTTTCCGTTTCCTGCTGCCCCGTGTCAGATTCAGACACCGCCTCCGGCTCTCCGGAATCCTGCTGCCCTGCTGCCTTTCCGCCTTTCATAGTCTTAATATCCTTGTGCGTGAGTTCCCCGGTCTCCTCATAAGCTGCCAACGCCTCCCGCTGCTCCTCCTCCGTCATCCCCGACAATTCATAGGCAGCAGAGAACGTGAGACGCTCTTTGTTCAATTCCTCTTTAAATTCCGGAATCAAGTTATTGCTTACACTCTCAATCTGTGCAACCTTTGTCTTTGACATCCGCAGCATAGAGGCGATGACATCCCGCAGCCTCCCGGAGTTCAAGTCATACCCTTTGATTTGCTTTCCTGCTGCCCGCATCCGCTCAAGAGAGGTCTTGAGACGTTGTTCCTCCTCAATGGTGTCGGCGATGCTCTTTGTCCGGTATGCGTTCGCACTGATAATCTCGACCTGCTCCTCGTCTGCATCCTGTGGTGTCGTCAGCTTACACGTCGCAATCTCAAATTCTTTATACCCTTTTTTGACAAGTAATTTGAGAGCCTCCCACCGTCTTTCACCCGCAATGATTCTATACTCGCCAACCTCGCACGGCTCATATACAAGTTCAAGATTCTGTTTCAACCCGTGAATGAGGATGTCTCCCGCCAGTTCCTCAATATCCGCCACTTTGTAAAAGTTCATATCATTCCGGTACATCTTGAAAATCGAAATATCCTTTGTCCGGAATCTTGCTTTCGGAGATTCATCAATCCCCGCTTTACTGTTTTTATTCAATGCGTCCATGACGCTGAATCCCGTTGCCATGTTCTTTCCTCCTGTTCATTTCCTGCTCTGCCTCTTGTGCTATCCTCTGAAAAATACAAAATCCCTTGCATGTGTCCGGCAATATTCCACACCTTTCACACGATGGATATAACGACCCGTCCGGTCTCCTCGGTCTTTTATCCATTTATTTACATACCTCCGTTCAATGCTTGCACGATTTCACGATATTCCCGTTCTCTCTCGGAGATTTGTGCATCCAAAACGTCCAACCGCTTATATAGCTGATTTGTCACCTTGTCGGACACCTTTTCGCCATTTTTTACAAGTATTCCGATGATTCTCACCCGGCTCATACTGTTCAATTCTGCCAATACCTGCAACTGCATGTCTCGGTTTTTCGCCTCCCGGTATGACAAGCAAATCTCCCGTTCCGTCACACTGCATCATCCTCCCTTTATTCCGTCAATTTCTGCTTTTTGGTTTCCGTCCGCTCGACGTTTATCTCACCTTTGCTATTTTGTGAAATAGAGGCTTTAACGCCTCCTCTTAGGTTCAATGTGACCTTTGCCAACCCTCCCGAATAAATCTCCTCAACTGCTGCCCGCAGGATGTTCACAATGCCCTCTCCGATTCTTTTCTCCGATGCTGCATCCTCTCCGAAAAGCACGGAAACATTTTTCAATGCTTTTTCTTTCC